TTGAAAATGTTAGAAAAAATGGGTATAAGCCTTTAGAGAGTTATTACCCTATTGAGAAAAAAGATATAGTTAATGATTGCTTTGATTCCATAGGTGCTTTATGTGTATTTAAAAATGGAGACCACTTTTGGGGAGGTTCAGTTATAACTATGGATGATGTAAATAAATTAGGTTTTAAATATGCTACACCAACATCAACTCAGGTGGCGGGTGGTTTGTATTCAGCCATTATATATATACTAAATCATCAAAATATATCTTTAAATGAGGCAGAGACTATGAAATCAAGAGAATTAATGAAAACAGCTAAAAAATATATGGGAAAGATATTTTATAAGTTATATAAAGTTTAAATAATCATTTCTAGTAGGGATGATGCTAAACCACCACCTTTACCGCGCTTAGCGGGTTTGGCTTTCATTTTACCGCCCGCAACACCCTTACCCATTACTTTTTTGGCAAGGTTAATTGCAGTAGGCGCGTGTTTAATAACTTCAGGGACTATTTTCTTAATAGTATCCATATTATCAACAACCGCCGATACACCTTTCTTTATGCCACTAAAAATTTTATCGAAAAATCCAGCCCCGTGTAGATGGTGATATACTTTTAGTTTATGATGTTCGCCTGGTGTTAGTTTTCCAGTAGTGTGTAGTTTATTTTCAAGTTTTGTCATTTTGTTAAAATGTTTATGTAGCACTTTTTCAGGCATACCTAATCCAATCGACCCAAGCAATCCAGATAGAATACCACCCCCAGAAGCACCTTCACTAGCTACTGCCCCGCCTTTGGGTTTTTCAGGTACGCCTAAACCTATAGAATCAAGTAGCCCAGATATAACGCCACCACCAGCAACAGCCCCACCACGTTTCTTAGGCATACGTTTAGCCTTACCACCAACTACTGAACCACCAGTGGGTTTTTTAGAGTGTCCAGATTTGCGCCACATCTCACCTAGTTTTTTCATTTTGTCTTTTGCTGGCATATCGCCTAGCTTATGAAAGTTTTCTTTTACGAATTGACGATAATTCATATTAGTTATAGTAATCTTAATATAGAATAATATAAAAATTTTAAAAAAATACTAATATTTTATATAAATTAATATACACGAGAATGCTTCTTCATAGCACCACCAGCAACGCCTAAGCCTAGGGACTTAAGAGCACCTTGAGCCATTTCAACACCCCTCGCAACGTGTTCCGGATTAACATTCTTAAACATATTAACACCAGACTTGAGAAGCTTACCTACCTTACCAAAGACAGAGCCACCAACACCCTTACCTTCAATTTCTGTATGATCTACACGAGGTTCCATTTCACTAGTAAGCTTGAGAACTTCAGATGCAGAAGGACCTGTAAGAATGTATTGACATTCGCTAGCATTGATGAATGCCTTGCCGGGTTGTTCAACTAGAATGTAGAAATCATATGATAGACCAATGGCTGGGAATGGATCGACGCCTGCGTAGGCTAAAGGTGAGCTATCTATTGTAGCGGTGATTTGTAGTGTGCTATATTTATTGGCCTGTCCATCAGTTTCATCACTTTCAAGTCCAATATCGCGGGCAATATCCACAATACAGATAGAACCATTTTGATATTTCCAATCGTTAAAGCTATCCTGAAGACCATTTTTAACACTCATAGAATACAAATCAGCTTCAGTGTAGGTGGCGAATAGATTAATGCGGTTATTAAAATTAATAGAAACGCTCTTAATTCGTAAAAAGGTATCTGGTGTGGTTTGGGCTAGAGCTCCAACTAGTGCTGATTTGCTAGGGCGTGCAAATATATACAGCTTAGATGGTATAGATGCTAGGCGCAAACTTTGGGCAGTAAAAGATGGGTTGCTGGATAGTGTGCCAGTCCAAGTTCCACAAGGTGAAATAAAGGGTTGAACGAGGGAATAGTCATAGACTAGTGTTTGTGGTTGCTTTGCGGCGAGAATAGGGTCTTGAGTGATATATTCCACTAGTAGCGTTGGCGATTCACCACCACCAGCGACGGATACATTAGTGCCATTAACAGCAACACTAATATTTTTCTGGGTAGTAATTTGTAGAGAGTTTGTAGTGGTTAAAATGGCAGAAAGCATTCGGTTAAGGTCAGCAAAACGAATATTAAGAATGAGGTTATTGAGATTGCTAAGGCCAGCGGACTTATCCATAAGTTCAGCCCAAACCATAGGAGAAATAAAAAGTTGTTCTACTAGGTCAAGTTGATACACGGCATACGAGTAATCGCCAGCCACGGTAGGGGCGGTAATTTGTTTCCATACAAATGAGCCACGCGATGGTTGTTGAGGGTTAGTGCCGTATGGAACAAATGGGCTTCTAGCGTCAGTGAAACCATTATCAATAGAGTAGTTCTTGGGGTTATTATATAAAGCTGAGTTGTCCTTTTGCAGAGGCATTTCGCTAGCAATTAGGGATTTTGCATAATCACTTAACACGTGGGGATAGATGCAGGCATAGTCATTGATGCTAGTAGATGTAGCAGAACCGTTGAGGCGAAGTTCTACTGAGCTTGCCGACGACTGAATAGGGCAAGCGCGAGGAACACATCCAAAGCTAGTATTTGTGCCCTCGCTAACACTAGCGCCGGTGGTATTAACAGCGTTAAATTGAACGGGCTGACCAGTTGCAGTAGTCCAAACATTAGCAACTAGAATCGAATAGGCAATTCTGAGGTCTCTTTTGACCACACAATTCAACGAAGGGGGTGTGATATTATTCCAAATCCAGTTCTGGTCGCTATAGCTATCAGCAGTGTATTTATAGATAGACTTATTTACACCACTCTTATAGACAACTTCTGAGGCTTTATAGCTTTCTTCAACATCAACGACGGGGTCTAAAACGAGGACGGGTTGGAGTTCGGTATTCATTTTTACGAGTTATTTAATCTTAATATAATAAAATATAAAATTTTTGAAAAAATAAATTAATTAAAAATCTCCAAGGCCTTTTTTAAATTCTAACTTTACAGAAAAATATTCATTATTTGGGATAGCTAGTTGGTATATTTGCCCATCCTTCATTTCATAATAAACTTGGATATCAATTTTTGAGAATGGTTGTTGAGCATATAGGTTATACCATCTAAGAATACCGGCAGGAACATATATCAATCTTGTTCCGGGTGATAGGACGGTAGTATCTGGAGCTATATCAGTAATCATATTAATAGATTTGTTATTAGTTGTTCCAGTATTTGTATATACAGTCCCATCACCATCACCAGACACAGGTATTTGAGTAGTGGCAAATATTATTCTAGTTAAATCATTAAAAGCGTAGATGGTGCTTTGGGGTTGAGTAATTAATATAAACTGCGGTAGGGAGGGTGAGCCATTGCCTTGAACAGCATTAATACCATAGTTTTGTAGAATAATTGATTGTACTGTTTCTGCCTGTGCGCTTCCTGGATTTAATACTAGAGATTCGCTAGGAAAAGAAAACTTATTCCATAATTGTTGGTTCAAATAGACTTGGTATTGGTTAGTTCCATCTTGGTTAGTAGTAGTATATTGACCCTCGACGTTTAGTGAAAATAATTTAGTAGCTGGTTCAAATATTATACTAGGTGGTTCAGTTGGTAAGAATGTAGATGATAAATGTTGCTTTAGATAGTTAAATACTTTTTGAAAAGCTAGATTTATTTGATTTAGATATTGTTGTAGAGAAAATATATCATACGAACCAGAATCAACTGTAATAGTTTGAGTTGCTACTGATGGAAAGATAAAACTTGGTAGTAAATTGACGTTAGGTGTTAGAACTGTTTGTATTAAATTACCAGTAGTTAATCCATAATAGTTCAAAATATTTTTTGAGTTTGATTGACCTTGTAAAACTACTAAATTTCCTTCATATGATAATCCTAGTGCATAGATATTAATAGCTGATTGTGGAGTAGCAATAAAGTATCTATATGTAAGTGTATTAGATGTTCCAACCTCATAAGCATCTAACCGTCCAATAGCATTTCTAAGTATATACACATAATTTGCAGTAGCGCTAATGCTATAAGCACCATCCACTACTAAACTACCAACTAGAGAACCTGTAGTGGAATTAAACCATACAACATTAGAATTAGAATCAGTCGCAACGATAGTATTATTAGCATATGTCATATATACATACTCATATAATGGATTGGTAAATTGCCAAGTAATACCAGCAGTCCAAGTAGTTGCATTAGTTCTTGTATATTTTCTATACGTATATGTGGCTATGTTGCTAATTGTATATACATAGAAATCACCATTTACACTATCTGCACAAATTGATATAATATTTTCCGGCATATTAATAGTTGTAGTTAATAGTCCAGTAATAGCGTTATATATTTGAACAGCATTAACGCTAGAACAGTATATAGAGCCACTTGTTCCGGCTTTAGTATCATATGCAGTAAGAATAGTTGGTATTACTGTAGGTACCGTAGTTATTTGGTTGGATAAATCATTATATTGAGTTCTTATTATTGATGTTTGTTCTGTTAGTAAATTAAAAGTTAGCATATTATAATATTGTGGTGGGTTTATTATTTTTTCGTTAAATTGTGGCACTGGTAGTTGATATGATGTCTGATTTACACTAGCATTACCAGTATATTGAATACCGACTTCCCATTGGTTTAGTGGTATATTATTATGTGTTAGAGGCATAGATAGCGGTACAGATGCACGATTGATTGCTAATTTCCATTTATCTGGGTCATTAAAAAAAGGTTTTAATAGCGTTGTTTCATATCTAGCAATTTGGTTATCACCACTTTGATTAAAGTATTGGCAATTGAAATATTCTCGCTGAGTATCAACTTCACTAGCAAAATTTCTACTCATTTTAATGATGATATATTATTATTAATATATATAAAAAATAAAAAAACTAATTAATTAAAAAAGTGTAGGAGCACCTATAGCATTAAATGCTTTAGTGCCAGCCTGTCCAATTTGTTGTAATCCTGGTATTGGGATTTCACTAGCTAGCGCAAATGGTGCTGTAAGTCCTTTAAAAAACCAATCACCAAAGCTACCACCACTCAATAAATGTTGTTTTAGCTTCTGTCGGTATTCTTCATTATCTAGATTATTATGTACAGCAAGTGTAGCTAAATTTTGCTTAAAACGTTTATTACGAACTCTATCAATATGTTTAGCAAGTGTTCCAGCTACTAAATGATGTGGGAAATGACTAATTGGCTTAAAACCTTTACCAGTTGTCTTAGGTGAAAATCCTTTACCTTTTCTTTCATTTATAATTCCTTTTAGCCATTCTCTATGTTTCACCTTACCTTTTATTTCATTAGGTATTTCTAGACCATTGGACGACGCTATATTTTGTACTTGCTCAACTGATGCTTTTTTAACATTTATGCCACTCGGTATTTTTATTTCTGATAGTTTAGGGTTTTCTTGGATTGCTGTTTGTGCTAAATTTTTTGATTTTGATTCTAGTTCATCTTCATCTTCGCTTTCTGGTAGTTTAGTCATTACAGCCTTTCGAAAATTTTCATTTAATTCATATTTAGTGGCACCTACAACCTCCTCTGCATCTGCTTGTGCTAGTGGTTCTGGTGTGCCTTCATCAATCATTTCCTCTTTCAGTATTTCCGCCATATTACGTTCTTCTTGATTATCTATTGGTGCAAGACTTGGCATTTCCTCCTCTGCATTTTCTTCTGCTGAGTGTTGTATAGCATCTGCAATTTCTGAATCCTTTTCAAATTCTTGTTCCTGCTCTTGTTCAGCTTGTTTATATATTATATCTGTTTTGTGCATCCGACTATCTCTATATTGCTGTAGATATCTATCTATATTAGCCTGCATATCCTCTACATTTTGACTATCATCACCTAATAAAGCATTTCTTACAAATTTTTTCTCTTTAGAATTAGAAAATGTTGTTTTAGATATTAAATTTTCTTTAATAGTATTTACTTTCATAGGTCTTCCAACTGGTTTAGATGCTGGAACAGCTTCTAGAGCTTTTTCCATTACTTCTTTTTTTACAGATGGCGCTTCTGACATTATTTTTTTAACTAGTTCTAGTCTCTCAGATGGTTTTCCTTTTGTCGCGCTTACTAGTTTTTTTTCTATGGCTTTTTTTTCTTTTGATGATAGTTTGCTGAATTCTGGTTCAGTTTCTAATAGTGCTTTAGGTGTATATAAACCTGATATTAGAGATTTACTACTTTCAATAGCTTTAATTTGATTTTCACTTAATTCTTTTTCTTGTTCGTATTTTAATTCTTGTAGTTTAGCTAAATATTTTAATGGTTCATCTTTGTATTTCTCTGCATCTTTCATTAAATCTTCTTCTTTTTGTTGTTTTCCAATTAGTGCATCAATTTCCTTATTAATTTTACTAATCTCAGATGCTGGAGCATCTCTAAGTTCCAAAAGTCTTTTTGTATATAGTAGTTTATTTAGTTTTACATTAGGAGCTTTTGTCATTTCTTTAAAAGCTTGGCGACCGGCTTTTTTCTTAGCTTCTGAAATAGCATATTTTCTAGGTGTGCTAGTTGATGCGGTTTCCTTTTCTCTAAGTTTGGCATTTTCTGCTTTTTTCTTAGATTTGGTAGTTAGTCTTTGTACTTCATCTAGCGTCTTTATAGGTCGTTTTCTATATGCCGACTTGTTGGATGCTTCTGCAATTAATGAAATATATTTTTCCATTTTATTACTATATCATAATATTTTATTTATAAATTTTTAATTGTATCTTTATTCTTGTTTATAGTGATGTTCAATATTACTATTATCAAAACCACGTCCTTTTGCTAGTACATTCAGTCGACTAGCCAAATCTGTTGTAGCTTTAAATATTTTTTGTGTAGTGGGTGATAAATCCCTTTGTAATCCTGTAGTGTCCTGTTCAACCCAAGATATAGCACTCGGATTTTCTTTTTCAAGATGATTTGCTAGTATAATTGACTTAACAAATCGCTGACAATTATTTTTCATACTATCATATGTGAAATAATCACTACCCATAAATGCCTGTGTTCTATCAAGTAATTCTTTAAATGTTGTATTAAAATTTTCTGGAACATTTAATTCCATTTTTTGTGCATTAGGACTAATAGTAGGATATTCGTGAATATTAATAACTTCATTTTTCTCAAGTAAAATAGGTACATTATTATCTAAAGTAGCTACCATCATTAAATGGTACATATCATCATAGCCATATTTATTTTTTACCTTATTAAACTGTCCTAAGCTAATAATATTAACTAATGTATTAACAGCTTTTGCCAATTTTTCACGATATAGGCAAATTTTAACAACTTTATTATTAGCATATTTAGCTATTAAATCTCTTTCAGCTGGTGGATAGTCATTTCTACCAACTACCGTGCCAACAACTCTATTAGAAATGTTGCTAGCTAGGTTTTTTGTCTTTTGATATGCTGATTTAAGGAAATCAACTAAACCTCCACCCTCTAAATCTTCGTTAGAGTTCATCATTATAGCTTTTAATTGTCGCTCTGCAACGTTCTTTTTTAGGGGTTTTTTAGAGTATTTTTTACCTGTAATTTGATTAACTACAAAATATCCCTTAGCGTGTTTTTCAACTTTGTAAGGCATCCTAATATATATTTATAAAAAAATTTCTGTAAAAAATTATATTATATAATAGTAATAAAATGTTATCATTTAAATCTGGTGTGAGATTAGCAGAAGTAGATTATAAGAAAAAAGGTAGTAAATCCAAAGTAATTTACGTAAAAGATGATGATAGTAAGGCTGAAGTATCTAATAAAAATAAAGATGAACTATTGCCCAAAAGTTTTTATACATCAATAAAAAACACATCACCACACGGATTACTATTATTAAAGAAAGCTATAAGGGATGGAAGACCTGACCTAGTAGCTAGATATGAAAATCTTACAAATGCCTACTCAATGGCAAGTGATTTATTAAAAGATTTAGATAAAAAATATTTTAGTGTTGGTAAGGATGAGGGTAGAATAGTGCCAATTCCAATGCAAGAGAGCTCACGTATAGGGGTATTTGGGCCCGCTGGTGTAGGAAAATCTACCTGGATTTCATCGTTTATGAAGAAGTATTTAGAATATTATCCAAAAAACCATATTTATATATTTTCGCCTAAAGTGGATGACCCAGCATTTAAAAATATTAAAAATTTGGATTATGTAAAGCTAGATGCATCTGTAGTGGAAAACCCATTCGACGTGATGGAATTTAAAAATAGTATATGTTGTTTTGATGATATTGAGAGTATAACGGATAAGCGTATAAATGAGGCAGTTAGAATATTTCGCAATCAGTGCTATGAAATAGGTCGAGCGCCTAGCAATATTACAACTATCGCGGTACATCACGTTATATTAGCAAGTGAAAAAACTAAAATTATTTTGAATGAAAGTGAAGAAGTTGTGTTGTTTCCTAAATCAAATTTTTCAGCTATTGAGAGTCTTTGTCGTCGATATTATGGTATGACAAAAGACCAACTAAACTATATTAGGGATATTCCTTCTCGCTGGGTAGTTGTTAAACGTAGTTATCCTACAACTATAATAAGTGAAAATGCTGTAAAAGTATTATAATTTATTTAACATTTTTCAATACAATATCCTTCTCTTGTTTATTATCTCTAAGTGTAATAAATGTTAGTATTGATACTAAATAGTCAGGGTCATTACTCTGGTTTAACATTAATTTTTTATATTGTTCCATATTTAAATATCTAAATCTAGCACGTATGCTAGAATGCTTTCCGCAAGTATTTATACCATCCTTTAATTTTTGAAATCTATATGGATTAAATACTACATTATATCCTTCATTTTTTGCTTGATTATAGAATCTCATCAATAAATTTTCTTGTGTTTCTGGGTCGCTAGAATATTTAAGTTCAGTATCTGGGGAGAATCCATAAGGGTCGAAATGTTCGATAGAATTTGTCTCTGGATGATATAGAATACAAATCCAGTGGCCATTTGTAGATGATTTAACAGGGAATAAAACAATGCACGCATTATGCTCTCCTATTACTTGTCTAATATGACTAAATTTAAGTAAATCCTTATATAGATGTATAGGACATTTGCCATTTGTCGTGATTTCAACTTCTTGGCCAGTTAAGTCTTGTGAGTATATTTGTTTAATTACTTTATCCATTTTATTATATGTATATATATAATTTTCAGGTTATTTTCTTTTTGCATTTTCTATTGAATGTTTAATGGCTAATGACAATGGATTATATTTTAGTAGAAAATCTCCTATTTTATTCTTTAAATTATCCCATAATCCTCCACCTTCAATAATAGCATCCTTTCCATCTTTATGCTTACCGAATACAAGTGATACATCATTATTAATCTTTTTAGTTCTAAAAGAACCTTTTTCAAATTGATTTTTCGGGTGGTTTCTAAAACGATAGCTTCCAAGTGTCTCACGAAAATAGGTTTTATTAGGTATAAAATGCTTACCTATTTCTTTAGCTTCCTGAAGTGTTTTAGGCTTTTTTACAATAACTGCGTGAAGAGTAAGATTGCTCATTTATTATAAAATAATATCTTATATTATAACAATAAATTAAATAGAATGAGTTTATCAATATATAACTCAACAAATGTCCCTCTACAATCTGGACAAGAATTTTCAGGTGCTTATTATGATAATATACTAGATTATAGTCAAATTAATATATCAATTAATTGTGATACTGGTTATGATTTGACTTATTATTATTCACAGGACAAAATCAATGTTAGCTACCAAACAACACAATCTATATTAGCCTCATCGGAAACTCAGTTTTATAAAGCAACACCACTTGAACGTTATTTTAAAATATCAATTACTGCAGCAGATGGTGATATGACTAATTTAAATGTTCAAACAATATATAAATCTAGCATTACATTTAGTAATTCTGGAGGTGGTACTTCTTCTGATGTTATTATTACATCACCACTAACTGGTGGAGGCGCTGTTAGCGTTGGTGGTACTGTTTCAATTTCTAATTTACCATCTACACAAAATGTCAATATTACAAATAGTTCTATCCCCGTTAGCGGTTCTGTAGATGCTAATATTACAAACACATCTTTAAATGTTATTGTTGGAAATTTTCCTACCGCTCAAGATGTCAATATTACAAATAGCTCCGTTCCCGTTAGTGGTTCTGTAGATGCTAATATTACAAACACATCTTTAAATGTCGCTGTCGGTAATTTTCCAGGTGTTCAAACTATAGATGGCTCTGTAGATGCTAATATAACAAATTCTTCTATCCCAGTTAGTGGTTTAGTAGATGCTAATATTACAAATTTATCTTTAAATGTTGAAGTTGGTAATTTCCCATCAGTTCAACCAGTTTCTGGAACAATAGAAATTGATAACTTTCCAGCTAGTCAAACTGTAAATGGCTCGGTAGATGCTAATATTACAAATTCATCTCTAAATGTCGGTGTTAATAATTTTCCAGCTAGCCAAACTGTAAATGGTTCTGTAGATGCTAACATAACAAATGCATCTTTAAATGTTGCCGTTAGCAATTTTCCTACTACTCAACCTATTTCAGGAAGTGTATCCGTTAGCAATTTTCCTACAACTCAAACTGTAAATGGTTCAGTAGATGCTAATATTACAAATACATCTCTGAGTGTTAGTGTTGGTAATTTTCCTGCTACTCAGCCTATTTCAGGAAGTGTATCTGTTAGCAATTTTCCCACAAGTCAAACTGTAAATGGTTCAGTAGATGCAAATATAACGAATGCATCTATTCCTATTACAAATACAAATTTAGATAATCTTCAATTTGATAATGTTAATAACCTTAAAGTTATTGTTGAAAATGCTTCTGTTCATACTACAGTCGATAATTTTCCATCAAATCAAGATGTAAATATTACAAATTCATATATTAATATAGGTAATCTACCATCTACCCAAAATGTTAATATTAGTGATATTACTACAAGTTCCACATTGGGTGTATCGGATAGTGTTAGTCAAGGATATTTGGCTACTGTTATAACTGATTTAAATAAATTTAATTTTGATAGTGGTAATAATCTTGATATTAATATTAATAATATTTCATCAAGTGGGACATTAAATGTATCTGATGCTACAACTCACTCAAATTTATCAACTGTTATAACTGATTTAAATAAATTT